CCGCTGCAGCTGCCCGGGTCCGCCACCCAGAAGACGGGTGAGGCGCTGGAGCAGGTCCAGTTCGACATCCGCGTGACGGAGCATGAGCAGACCACGCAGGCCCTGTACCGACGCATCCTGGCGTCGGCGGGGTACGGCGAACTGGACCGGGAGACGACCACCGCGACGGACCGCACGGCCACGGAAGTGAACGCGCAGTCCCAGTCGAAGGACCGCACCCGCGACCGGAAGGTGCTGTACGCCCGCCCCGCGCTGGCGTCGCTGGCCCGGAAGGCGATGCTGCTGGACGGCGTGATCTTCAGCGGGAAGGGCGGCGGCGACCTGCCCACCCCGGAGGTCACGTTCCCGCCGGCCACGGTCGTGAACCCGCTGCAGTCCGCGCAGACCATCGGCCTGCTGCGCGCTGCGAAGGTCCAGAGCCTGGAAGTCAGCATCAAGATGCAGCACCCGGAGTGGTCGCAGGACGACGTGAACGACGAACTGGCACGGCTGGCGAAGGAAACCCCGCCGGCGCCGGATCCCGCCGCGTTCGGTGGCACCGACCCGCAGCCCGGGGACGACCCGGAAGCGGACCCCGGCGACCCCGGAACGGATCCGGCCGACACACGGTCGTGACCAGTCCGTGACCATGCTGCGCGCGCTACCGTCCCCGGAAGCCGCGCAGCATGGGACTCCCGATCCCGGGCAGCAGAGCCTGATGGACCAGCGCGCTGGGCGGGCGTGCAGGCAGGTCCGGATCCCCGCGCGAACCGCCCCCCAGTCCCCGGACCGCAGCTGAGTGGTCCGGGGGCTGGGTTAGCCTCCGATCATGGGGGAGGCGGACACCAGCCCGTACGACGTCGCCCGCGCACGGCACCTGGAGCAGCTGCTGATCCGCCGCCTGGTCGTGACGGAGCAGGAGTGGGACCAGGGCCTGCTGCTGCTGTCCCGCTTCGGCGTCGCCGGCGGAGACGCGGACCGGTCGCTGGCCCGGTTCATGGAGCGGCTGACCCCGTACTGGTGGGTCATCGCAGGGTGGCTGCCGCCCGACGCTGACCCGCCGGTGCTGACGTTCGACGGCTGGGACTCCACCCGTGAGCAGCTGCGCCTGGAACTGCGCGGGATGGACCCGGAAGAGCGCCGCGCGTTCCTGTCGTCGTCGTTCGGCGCGGACGGCGCCCGGGTCGCGCAGGCGCTGCTGGCCTCCGTAGGCTGATCCCGGACCCGCGACCGAAGAGGACCGCGCCCGCTGATGCGCAGCCGGGTCCACCCGTTCCACGTGGTGCCACCGTGCGCCGGCGGCTGCGACGGGCGGAACGTGACAGCAGGGGATGCGCCCCCGCTGGCCGGGGACCGCCCCATGACGCTGACGGCCTGCACCACGTGGAACGGAGGCGTGCATGGCGTTATATGTGCCGGAGGACGGCGTTCCCCCCCGCGCCGTGTTCGAAGACCTGGCCCGGTCCGTGCTGGAGCAGTACGCGCTGGCAGAGCGCCGCATCGTGGCGCAGATCGCACGACGCCTGGAGCGCGACCTGACCGCCGAAGGGCCGCTGGCCCGTCTGCAGGCGCAGCTGGAGGGCGTGCAATACGTCGAAGCGCAGGCCCGCGCCGCGCTGGCGAAGATCGACCACGACCTGGCCGGCCAGGCGATGACCGCCGCGGAGGAAGCCGGCGCCGCGTCCGCGGTCGCCCGCCTGGGCCTGGCCGTCGCGCTCCCCACCCGCGGGCCGATCACGACCGGCCGCACCCGCGCGCTGTCGCTGCTGCAGCTGGACCTGTCGAACCGGCTGGAGGACGCCAGCCAGCGCATCCTGCGATCGGCGGCCGACGCGTACCAGCAGCTGGCCGCCGACACCGTGTCGCCGGTGCTGCTGGGCACGCAGGGGAAGCTGGAAGCGCAGCGCGCCGGCATCGCCCGCTTCCTGGGCGACGGCCTCCCCGCGTTCGTGGATGAGGGCGGCCGGCAGTGGTCCACCGGCGCGTACGTGGAGATGGTGACCCGCACCGCGACGCAGCGCGCGTACACGGAGTCCGCCGTGACCCGGATGCAGGACGCCGGGATCAACCTGGTGACGATCGTGGTGGGCGTCGGCAGCTGCCGCATGTGCGCGCAGTGGATCGGCCGGGTGCTGTCCACGGACGGCACCACCGGCCCCGTCATCGTGCAGCACGCCACGAACGGCGCGGACATCACGGTGGACGTGACCGGGACGCTGGCAGGCGCACGCGCCGCCGGCTGGGGGCATCCGAACTGCCGATGCCACGTCGCGGCGTACCTGCCCGGGCTGCCGATCCCCGCAGCTGCGACGACGTACGACCCGGTGCTGGAGGCCGCGCACGCCCGCCAGCGCGAACTGGAGCGCCGGCTACGCCGCGACAAACTGCGGCTGTCCGTGAACGCCGACGACACCACGAAGGCCCGGATCCGCGCGACGCAGGACGAACTGCGCCAGCACATCGCCACCCATGACCTTCCGCGGAAGCGGAACCGGGAGCAGCCCGCCTTCAGCGGCTGACCCGGCCCAGACGCCCAGTCGGTCGGACGTGTCCCCGGCCGGCTGGGTGCATCACGGCCAGCCCCACGCGGCTGCCACCCCGCATCACGCGTCGCGCGTGACCGCGCGGGGCTGGTCCCCACAGCTTCCCTGCCCGGATGGGCGGGGGGAAACGCAGGCGGATGCCTGCCCGTCGTGTCAGGAGGACACACCATGCACACGCGCACCTGCAGCCAGCCCGTCTACGGGATCCCGGCAGCGCCCAGCCTGGCGACCCTGCGGGGCCACCGGTTCCTGGCGCCGCCGCCCGACGACCCGGCTGGTGGTGGCGGCAACCCGGCCCCCGCGCCGGCACCCGCCCCGGCACCTGCGCCGGCACCAGCACCAGCCCCCGCTCCCGCGCCTGCCCCCGCCCCTGCCGCGCCCACGCCGGCACCCGCGGCCGGAAAGACGTATGACGAGGGCTACGTGCGGGACCTGCGCGGAGAGGCGAAGTCCCATCGGGAGAAGGCCGAAGCGGAGGCAGCACGCGCTGCAGCTGCAGAGGCGGAGCGCGACCAGCTGCGGGAGCAGGTGCACGCGTCGAAGTACCGCGACGCCGTGCGCTCCGCCGCGGGCCACGCCGACGTGAAGGGGAACGCGGACCTGCTGCTGGATAGCTCCAGCGTCCGTGCGGCCCTGAAGGACGTTCCGCTGGACGACGCCACGAAGGTGCGCGAAGCCCTGAAGGCGTACGTGCAGGAACACCCCGCCTACGCGGCCACCCCGGTCGTGCAGGTCCCCCGATCCTCCGGCGGAGGCCGCCCCCAGGGCGCTCCGACCGGTGGTGCGGCACCCCAGACGCTGGAGGGCTCCGTGGCTGCGGCCCTGAGCCCCACCAGCTGATCCGAAGGAAGGACAGACCCATGGTCGTTTCGCTGAACGAAGCGAAGAACAACACCACCACGGACCTGGACGTCTCCGTGATTGACGAGTTCCGGAAGCAGTCCGGGATCCTCGACACGCTGGTGTTCGATGACGTGGTGAACCCCGCCGGAGGCGGCGCCACCCTGGACTACGGCTACCGCCGGCAGATCACCCAGGGAGACGCGGCGTTCCGCCCGCTCAACACGGAGTACACCCCCGCGGAGGTCGTCACGCAGAAGTACAGCGTGACGCTGGCCCCCCTGGGCGGTGCGTTCCAGGTCGATCGCGTCATTGCGAAGCTGGGGCCGGCCGCGTCCGGCGCCGTCGCGCTGAACCTGCGGGAGAAGATCAAGGCGACCCGGACGAAGTTCCAGGACGCGCTCATCAACGGCGACACCGCGGTGGACGCCGCCGGCTTCGACGGGCTGGACAAGGCCCTGGTGGGCTCCAGCACGGAGATCAACGCCGGCGTGGTCACGGACTGGAGCGACTTCGACTCCGACCCGCGCGCGGAGTACAAGGCGCTGGACGTCCTGGACGAGTTCCTGGGCAACCTGGACGGCGCCCCCACGGTCATCGTGGCGAACAAGTCGGCCCTGGCGCGCGTGCGTGCCGCGGTCCGTCGCGCCAACATGTTCGTGCAGTCGCCGGTGGACGACCTGCTGGGCGCCGGCGGGCGGCCGATCGTGCGGGAGACGTACGGCGGCATCCTGCTGATCGACGCGGGGGAGAAGGCCGGCAGCAGCCAGCCGATCATCCCCGTGCGCTCCGCGACCGTGGGCGGCAACGCCGCCACCGGCCTGACCGACATCTACGCGTACCGGGTGGGCCTGGACGGCTTCCACGGTGTGTCCACGATCGGCGGCCAGCTGGTGCAGACGTTCCTCCCGGACTTCACGACCCCGCTGGCCGTGAAGCGCGGTGAGGTCGAACTGGGTCCGGTCGCCGTGGCGCTGAAGGCGACGAAGGCCGCCGCCGTGCTCCGCAACGTGAAGGTGCGCTGACCGCGCATCCCCCATCGCCGCCGCGGGTGCTACGCAGATAGCGGCGCAGCACCCGCGGCCCACAGATCCAGGAAGGGATCATCATGGCGAAGATCACCGCCCCCGTGGCGGACTTCAGCGGCACGGTCGCCGGCGTCACCTTCGACGCAGGCACCGGCGAGACGGACAACGAAGGCGCGCTGGCGTACTTCCAGCGGCAGGGCTACACCGTGGAGGGCGCGTCCGACGACGACGGCCCCGACGCGGAGGCGTCCAGCTACCTGGAGAACGTCGGCGGCGCGGTCGGCACCCCGGTGGACAACCCGCCGGGACCGCTGGACGCGGCCGACCCGGACAACGACCTGGTGCCGGTCGGCGGCGTGAAGTCCGCGGCCAGCCCCGGGATGCCGGAGGCGAAGTCCAGTCGGGGCAAGCGCGTGAAGGTCGCGCCGTCCGACCAGCCGGCCGACATCACGCCCACCGTCCCCGTCGCCGCTCAGGACAACATCCAGAGCGCGTCCAGCGCCACGCCGGCCACCACGCCGTCCGCGGCGCCGGTGGGCGACGACACCGCGCCGGACGTCACGAAGGCGACGCCGGCCCCGGATCCGACGCAGCCGGCCGTGTCCGCGAACGTCCAGAAGGACGCCGCGGTGCAGGACGCGAAGGACACCACGTCGGACGCAGCCGCGCCCGACGACACGAAGGGCGCCCCGTCGTCCCCCACGGGGGCGTCCGCGGCGGCCGACACCACGAAGGGGGCGTGACCCATGGCGGAGATTCGACTGCCGGGTGAACAGCGCGGCACCTGGTCCATCGCCGGCCTGTTCTTCACGGACGGCGTGACGGAGGCGGAGACGCTGACCGTGAAGCAGGCGTACCTGCTGGGCGTCCTGATGGGCGCCGACATCCCGGAGGACGTCACCGTGAAGGCGCCGACCCCCGCTGCGGACGTGCTCCCGCCGGCTCCGGCCGTCGCGGAGCCGCCCCGGTCCACGGCGGACGACCTGGCGGCCATGGCCTCCGGTGCGTCCGTGTCCGACATCGCCGCGGAGCCGGCGCCGAAGGCGGACCCCGTGCCGTCCGACGCGTCGCCCACCGTGGCGCCGCCGGAGCCGCAGGAGGCCCAGGACGACGCCGGCAGCACGCCGACGTCCGACGACACCACCAGCGACCCCACGGAGCCGGAGGCCGTCCCGGAGGACGTGCCCGCCGACGACCCGGCCGTGAGCATCCCCGACGCCCCGGCGCCGGTGGACGCACCCGCGGACGAGACGCCGGAGCCGATCAGCACCAGCGACGACGGCTCCACCATCACGGAGCCGGCCGTGGAGCCGGACCCCATCACCGTCACCCCGGCCGACATCACGGAGGACGCCCCTGCGGACCCCGTGGCCGCCGCCGCGGAGACGGACACGCCCGTGGACGCATCCACGGACGGTGGCGTGGCACCCGCGGGCGCCGACGTGACCGGATCGACGGACACCAGCGCGACGACCGGCGACGCCGGCGCCGCCAGCTGACCGGAGGACACCATGGCGTACGCCACCCCTGCCCAGTACCGGGCGACCCCCGGCACTCCGGACGTGGACGACGACGACCTGCTGGCCCAGCGCCTGCAGGACGCGTCGGACACCCTGGACGGCCTGCTGATCGGAGCCACCTACCCGGTGGACGCCGCCGGCGAACCGACCACGGCAGGGGTGGCGTCGCTGTTCCAGCGCCTCACCATCACGCAGGCCGCGTACG